ATAATTTTTATATCCATTATCAACTAAAAATTTTATATTCAAGTCGTTGTATGATGGTCTACTTAAAGATGATGATTTATATACCTGACCTCCGTATGGAATTTCTATAGCTGGTATTTTTATATCAGGAACTGGAGAACCAAATATAGTGAATTGTATACTATCTGCTCTATTTTCAGATTGTAAAACTCTATCATAAGTATCCTTTAACATTTTTGGTATATCAACAACCAAAATAAATTTATCACTTCTAGATCTGTTTAATGCGGATTGATACATATTAAAATATTATAGGACAAAATGTTTCATTTATATTTACTTTTTCTTCTTGTTTTAAGTCTTGTTTATTATTTTTTTGATTCCCCCAGCCGAGCAACCAACTTTTAAGTTCACTTTCATCATCAATCGTTGCAACTTTTTCAATATCAATTGGTCCCACGTGAGAAAACGAAGCATTAACCTGAGTTGCTGTTTTTTTAAAGTGCGACATTCTACCTTCAAACAACGGACTTTTTTTAATTAAATCGGAATTGTCATTTAACGGTGTTATTCGAAGTGGACGACCTTGATCATCCACATCTGCTATAATGTAATACTTTTCAGCGACCGAAGGATCTAATATAAATAAAGCCCATATCATAGACATAACTCTATCATCTCTATCCGTATCTTTTCTTTTGCTGAATGTAAAGTTTGGAAGTTTAACAAAAGTTTCTAATTCCAATAATGTGTCTAAGTCATTATACTTAACAGCATTTAAACTGTTAGACCAATATCTAAAATTTACAACACCTTTATATTTTGTATTTGTATGATTATAAATACCAAGTCTATTTTCTTTATTATAAAATTTACTTCCTTGTATATCATACGAAACTATAGATTCATAGTTATGTGTATGATGTAAAACGTCCAATACTTGCTGTCCGTTATTATTATTTTCTACTAATACTGGAGGTCTTCCCCAATCTTCTAATATACCCATTAATCTTGTTCCAAAATGATAAGGACTTATTGTATTGGACGCAAACACTGCAACTTGTTCTATTTTAGTTAAATCTTGTATATTTAATATTTGTGCTACGGTATTACTTCTACCTATTCCTTCTCCAACGTCTACACCAACAACATATATACCATCTGGAGACGGAGTGCTATATATTCTATATGCTCCATCATCCATTACGTATATAGGCTCTCTACATTGAGATTGTAATTGTTTTAATAAGTCTGGATCTATAGCGGTTTTACCCGGCTCATGAAATTTATTGCAATATTCTTGCTCAAAATCATCCATGTTATTATTCAATAAACTTAACGTTTCTCTTTTCCAATCTTCATCTCTACCCGGAACGTCATACCAGTTAACAGTTTCTAGATGCCAAGAACTTTTTTCTTTTTGCGATTCTTTATAAAGTTCGTAAAATTTATTATCAGTTCCATTTGGCGTTGATATAACAACGATTTGAGATTTTTTTGATGATGAAATAATAGGAATAGCACTCTTCCAAAGTTCTTGCATAACCTCATTTGGACAGTGAGCCATCTCATCAATGATCAATAGATTTGATGTGCTACCTCTAGGACCAGATGATGAGGATGTACTAACTTTTATTTCAGAATCATTACCAAGTTGAAATCCATCTTTTCTCCAAGACTTAACACTCGGTTTCATCCAAACTGGAAGTTCTTCAAATGACATTTTAATTCTAGAAAATATTTCTTTTGCCGTTGATTCTTTATTAGCTACAATTGTTATTCTTTTATCAGCTTGAAAACAAACTATCCATAAAGCATAAATTGTTATAGTTGTAGTTTTTCCAGATTGTCTACTGGATAAAATAATATTAAATCTATTATCTCTAAATGCTCTTAAAAGTTTTTTTTGGTATTTATATAATTCTATTTTTTTCTTACCATCATCTATAGTATTTATGAAAAAGTAGTTTTCCGCAAAATGCAAAATATTTTTTGCGCATTTTTCGAACTCTTCTATCATCTCTGGGTTCCATTTTATTTGTGCATCTCCGCGCAATAAATTTTCGTTACCTTTATAAAATGATGCATCAACTAAAATATCTTTTTTATCTAAATTAGATAGATCTACTTTTTCAGTTATTTCTTTTTTTCTTCGACCCATAAGTTCAATAAATATTTATACAACATACTTAAAAAATGAATACTAATGATGAATTTATAAATTTAGGAAGACAAGATAAGGCATATACTTACATAAGTAAATGGAAACTCCTTAAGCTTGATGTTGTAGACCCAAATGGTATTTGGAGTAAAATACAAAAAAAATTAAAAGATCTTAAAGATGATGATAAATTAGAAGTATTCACACAAGATCAAATAAGAAAATTTTTCTTAACACGTCCAGAGATAGATATGGAAATAAATTTCTTTTCGGATTTGATGCCAAGTTGTTTAGTTTTTAAATATAAAAGAAGAATCTATTGTTATACATACGGCAAAGTAAAAAGAAAAAACGGTAGAAAAATAACCGCTAGATTTTATTTTGATTTAAATAAAGTTTTATCTCTTAACTTGCCTATTTAATTCATCTAGTATTATACTAAGATATTCGTTTTTAAGTAGTTTTAATTTAGTACCCGGTTCTGGCATTTTAGTTGGGTCTTTTATTTGATTATATTCACATACAAGCCACCATAAATTCATATTATTGTAATATTTATATGATATAAAAATCCAAGTGTCTTTTGGTTTTACTACATATTCTTCTTCTACAGAAGTTTCATTTGCTGGTATTATGTTTATGTTTTTTAATAAATTATAAAATAAAAATCCATCATCATCTTGATATAAATTGAAAAAATTTTCATATCTAGTATATGCTAATTTGTTTGGGTTTTTTATTGGACCGTTCATATATTATAATTTTAATTGAGCTTTAGCCATATTTATTTTTTGAGTAGCTTCAGCATAAGCCCTCCCATTTGGATCAAGAGAAGGAAGTATAGCAGTATATTGATCTACAGTATTTTGTAAATTAGCTCTATTATTATCATAAGTTCTTGTGTCTACTTCTTTAGCAAATTCTACTGCATTAATTTCTGCTTTTGTTTTTGGTGTTGCGTTTGGAAATTGTTCTGTTAGCTGTTGTGTATTTTGAGCTTCCGATGTTTTTTGAGCTTCCGGTGTTTTTTTTATCTCGTTTTCTCTTTTTCTGTTAAAGTCTTCAAATTCACGAATTAAACTTCCGGCATCAGAAACTTCAATTCTATCTCCTCCTATACTTCCAGCAAATATATTTGAACTGTTTTGAACAAGTTCCATGAAAGTAATATTAACTTTATATGCTTCTGGCATTAATATTTCTGGAACACCAAACTCTCTAAATTCTATCATTCTTCTAGTTGTTCCTATACAATCAACTTGTAAATTTTGAACTATAGAAACTGGAGAATATATTCCACCTTGAGTTTCTCCATAATCTAAACGATATATTTTAGGAGGAATGTAAGTTGCTAAAGACGTTCTGGTTTTTAAATTTTGAAATATAAAAAGATTTATAAAACAATAGTTGTTATATGCAGATTCTATTGAAAATGTGTTATATAAAGGAAATGAAATATTAAATGTTCTAGGTGCGGTTCCAGAGTAGTTATATACATCATCAAACCCAAATCCCGGAGTTGCCATTCCTACAGCAAAACTAACTCCAGCCTCCAACATAGCTTCTCCTGTTCCTCCGGATGATTTTCCATCAGCTAACTTATTAATCATGTTTTGAGGGCCAGACGTAATAGTTTGCCAGTTGTTATTAACCGAATATAAATTATTATTACTTAAAAGATGAGGAAATACATATTTAAATCCTGTAGGTTCTGAAGCATATAGTTGTGGATATATATCACCGCCTCCTTTTGGATCTCCTGCAATTCCGTTTAATGTACCTCCTATTGATTGAACTAATGATAATAAACTTGTAGTGTATGTACCATAGGTTAATTCTCTTTCATAAGCATATATTCTTGGTACTTCTTGTGTAGATCCTTTATTCTTCCAATCAAAATTATCACATATGTTTATTACAGAAGAACCACCCTTTGGAATAGCTTTTAAATATGGTTGAGCTATTTTTTTATTAAAAACGCTAAAGCTTATTTCTTTAACATCAAAAAATTTATTGTTGGGTTTACTCATATTATATTATTCTTAATGGAGACTGAATATAAGATGTTCTACTTCTAAGTATAGGATCTGATACATTCATTGTAAATTTATTTTGATTTGCTCCTGCATTACTAATATTTACGACAGAATTATTACTTGTTTTTTGTTGTGATAATAATGTTTTGGATAGTTCTCCAAATTGTTTAGCCATAATTTCAAAATTAGATATTAAATTTTTATTCATCTGCTCAAAAACACCATCTGGTTTAGCCGCCATTATTTTAAATTGATCGTCAGGAGCAAATTTAGCTATTGTATTATTTCCTACTTTTAATTTTGGAGTATAATCAATTTCTCCATCTTGAACTTCAGTAATAACGCGATTAGATTGTAATGCATTAGGCCATGCGCTTCTATCATCACTTTCTGGTCCTCTAATTCTAGCACCAGATTCTTCCAATAATTTTAATTTTTCTTTAAGATCATTTAGTTGTTTTTCTTTTTCTAAAGATACTTCTTTAGAAGAAGTAAAATCAATGATTTCTTTTCTAGTTTTTGCTGCTTCTTCATTTAATTTTGTTATAGCAGAATATCTTTCAGTTTTTGGTTTAGATGTATCAAAAAATTGACTTTCATTTTTTTGAATATCAAATTCCGACTTTTGAACATCAAATTCCGACTTTTGAACATCAAATTCCGACTCTGGTTTAGAATCCCATCCCATTGTTTTAGCTACTAAATTATATAACCAATTTGGAAGATATTTTTTCATAAACGTTTTTGTACTTTCTTGCCAAAATTTACCCATGTCTAATTTAGACTGTCCAGTTTTTGTTTCTACTTTTACGTTTTCTTCAAATAAAGGAAGAAGAAAAGATGACATGAATGACAATGGACTATCATTTAATGTTTTAAGACCTTTAACGGCTTTTCCTGTATCTCCAGACATTAATCCCGTAACATAATCCCAAAGACCACTTCCCATATTTGAAATGCTTTTAATTATTGGATTATTTAATAATGCTTTTCCTATAGTTTTTGGTAAGTTTTTTAACCAATCTGCATTTTGTTTTTCTTTTTTTGTGTCTTCGTCTGTTTTCGTTATGTCCAAGTATGCGTTTAATGCTAATGCACCCCAACTTAAAGCTGCTCCGAGAGGACCAGAAACGGGAGTTATAAAGCTTCCGAATGCACCGAGTACGTCTATCAAAGCACCTCTAAAATCTCCATTTTTAAATCTATCCCAAGCAAACCCTAAACTTATGATACCACCTATCAGCGGTATAAATCTAACCATTTGTAGAAGTTTACCGCCAACCTTTGCTAACAATCCGGGCATAAATTTCTTACCAGCAGCTTCTCCTCCCTCTGCCAGTGTGGTTGATGCGGCTTTTCCCCCACCTCCCGTTATGAAATTGAATACTCCCTTTATCATTCCTTGAGCAAAGTCTTCTATAGTTTTAAATACAACACCACCTATATTCAACCCTTTTGCCGCAAAAGTATATATAGTTTTTTCGAGAGCATTAAACGTACCCTTTAATCTATCCATGAAATCAAACTTTTCTTCTAAAAACGGTCTTATATAATCACCCCAAAATGCAGCTAAAACCCCTCCGGTTACTATATAACCCAATAAATCTAAAAGAGAATTTGAACCTTCCTTTTCTTTATCTTCTGGTTGTTTTTCCGATTGTTTTTGTTTTTCTGTTTTTTCTTTTAATTCAAAATATTTTCCAAAAAGATCACTCAAAAATTTATTTGTATTTTCACTAAATTCTATAATAGAAGTTTCTTTACCCAAACCTCTTTGTTCTTGTATGTTGTTTTGATTTTTGTTTTTTTCACCAGTCTGTTGTTTATCATTTTTTATTTCTGGAGAAACTTCTGTATTGTTTTCGTTTAATGTTGGAGGAGCTTGTTTAGGTTGTTCGGGCGTTGATGTTGTTGATTTAGTATTAACGTCATCATCGTCTTTTTTATTTAAACTTTCAGTAGCTTTTCTTAGTTGTTTTCTTAACTTGTTTTTATATTCCTTATATTCATCTCTTAAAGAATCGGGATCTCTTAACAAGCCAGATAAACCTAGAGGATCAAATATTCTTTTTATGTCCTGAGTTTTTATATTATCTAATTGATTTTTAAACTTATCCAAGAAATTTTTCTTAAACGATCTTCTTAAATCATCAATATCGTTTTGAGTATCAAATAACAACATTTCCGCAAATTCTTTTGCAGTTAAAGAACCCTCAATGTTGAGTTTATTTAATAATTCTTCAGACAATTCAGCCATATATAATACTTATACGGCTATAAAGATTTGATAAATTAGTTTAAAAATAAAATACTATCTATTTTTATTACTCCGGTATACTCATCTTTCTTAACTGTTAAGATGTCATCCAATTTAAGTTTCCATTTTGAAATGGTTTCTATAATCTTTTGAAGTATTTTACTTGGTAATTTTTCAGTTATTTGTATTTTTTGTTTTAGCGTTAAACCGCAAAAATCTATTTCATTTGATGAAACAAAAATTTTATTTATATATTTTGAAGATTCTGTTATAAACGCTTCAGTTACAATATTTTTAACATCTTCTTCTGTTTTTATATCAGAAGATTTTTTAAAGATTTTAATTATATCATTATCATAATCAACTTCTTGTTTTATTGTTGGTAGTTTTATCAAAACATTTATAGATACGTTTTCGTTTGAAATTGAAATTTCATCTGTATCACTTTCAAGTTCAAAAGTTTTAAACTTTTCAACCACATCATTTAAATCTATATCTTTTGTTATGTTATTGTTATTATCGAATAACATCTTATAAGAATTTGATATTCTGTTTCTTAAGTTTATTGCTATACAAGCTTTATCTATAATAGTTAAATTATCTAAATCTTCTTTTTTAAATTCTTCACTTTCAATAAGATTGTTTTTAATGATTTCATAAAAAGAATTAGAAAAAAATGTATTATAAATAGAATTTTCCATCGCAGCAGATAAAAGCATTTTTTGTTGTTTTCCTTCTATTTCTTTAAAATTTAGAAATGTTTTTAACGACGGAATCCAAATACTAACTTTAAATGTTTCAGTTGCAGAATTTAATAAATTTATCGCTGAATTAAAATCAACTATTGTATTTTCTTCTATCATAATAAAAAGTATTTATATTATTGTTGGTTGAATTCAACAGCTAAATCCTCTAATGTTTTAGAAGTTCCTATAGATGATTCTCCGGAGCTTGATGATTGTTTTGCTTTATTATGTTCATTTACTATATTAATATAAATTTTTCTTTCTGATGGAGATATATTTAATATGTAATTTGAATCTAAACCGGAATCGGATAGATAATGTATTTCCTGAAAAAGATTTTTAATATCATAAGAAAAAAACATCCTTAAAAAAGAAATAAACCCAAACCCGTATATACTAAACTTTTGATTTTTAAAATAATCTATACCTAATAAATTTTTATCCATTAAAGATTCTAAATTTTGAAATATTTTATTTTCTATTTTTTGTTTTAAACTTATAGATAGTTTATCTAACAATTCTTGTTTTTGTTCATTATTAAATTTTTGAAAATTTATTGATGCGTTTTCTATTTTTATATCTTTTATAAATTCCCCAAGAGTTTTGCTTATAGTGTCTATATCACTAGCCTTTAAAAAAATATCTATATCTTTTACTGACGGCCATTTAAAATTTATGTTTATATTTTTTTCTCTAATTTTTTCATCTAAAAATGATTTAGAATTATTATATAACTCTTTTATAAAGAAAGATAAATTAATTATTATTTTCTGTTTCTTTATGTTTTCTTGTTCTGTATTTTCTATTATAAATTCTATAGTATTTCCAATACTTAAAATTCTTAATTTTGTCACAAACATAACATATTCCATTATGTCCATTTGATCTAACATATCTGGATTCTTTATACAATTTTTAAGTATATCATTTAAAACGCAAAAATATTCATAAAATCCATCGTTATTATAAGGAACCGTTAAATTTATTTTAGATAATAAAATTTGTTCTTGAGTTGTTAATTCCCTATATTTTATAACTGAATTTGAATATGGTAAATCCAAACTATGATTAAAATATTGATGCATCTATATTTAATTAATAGACGTCTATAAAATTTCCAGTATTTTTATCGGATACACAATACCTATCATATACGAAAGAAGCATTGCTAAATTTAAGACCATCTGGAGCATAAGAATATGATTCTCCGTCCATAGCTATTGGGGCTACATTATAAAATCTATGTATTTTTCTTATAACCATATTTGAATATGCTCCACCTTTTGCTAACATAACAACATCAGCATAATCAGCTTTTACATATTTAAAAGATGTTTTTGGTCTTGCTACAAGACCATTATAACCAACTGTTATCAACCATGGTCTTATAACTAAATCTAAAAACGACGCATTAGTTTCCAATAAAGTAAGAGAAAAAGAATCATGTTGTTTTCTAGTTGATGCGGTTGCTGGAGCCATATAACCTCCGTAAGATAATCCTTCGTGAGAAGCATTTACCGATTCTTGCGGAAGCTTAACTTCTTTTGCAAATACGCATCCTATTAAGTTTTCAAATGAATGTTGTAATCTACCATCAACTAACATTCTTGTTACATCAGCATTTAATTGCCAATCATTCTCACCTTCAAAATCATTCAGCGAAACTTCAAAGCTATTAAATAGTCCGTTTCTTTTTAATGTATCGAAATTAAAATATACAAACCACTGACTAGCTAATGCTACGTTAGTAGACCAAGAACCTAAAAGGTCTAGGTAGTAAGAATAAGGACTTCTTGATGTATCTGAAGGTCTGAATATCACAATAATACTTATTTAAAAGTATTAGGTAAGTCTCCAATATTGATATGCTAAAGTAGCTTGTTGATTTAAAATATCACCAGCTGTTGTTACATCCAAAGTTAACTCACCTAAACTTACGCAGTAAGCTCCAAAAAATGTATATGTTCTTAATGGAGTACCGTCTTTATTTATAAGTGTTAAAATAACTTGATTGGAAACATCTTTACTTGGGATGTTATAAGCACCAGTGCTAGTAGCATCATCAAATACTAATTTAGTCCAATCTTCAAACTTTCTTCTAACAGAAAGACTTTGTGGAACTCTAAATGTTAGATTCCAAGCATTTGAATTTGGGTAATTAGCGGTTCCGGGGACATTAAATTGCAAGCCCATAAATGGTACTTGAATATTGTTAATAGCTCTGCCGGGAAGAGTTGTTGTAGTTACATACATCAACTCATTAACGGTAAAACGTGTTCCGCCTAATGCGACAACTCTAAAAAGATTTTGTCTAGCAAAATCGTTTATTGATGCCGCGTTGTAGAAGTTTTCAATTCCAGTGGTGTCGAGTAATCCAGCCATATATATTATTTATCCTTTATCCTATCAATTCAGAGAAAGAAACTCCAGTTCTTGTTGCGATGAAGTCCGCCAATATGAACTCAGCTGTTCTTACTGGTTTGATGTATATTGATATTTTCATTTCATTATTATCAATAACATCTGGAGTGTTATTTCTTTCATCACAGATAATTTGATATTCATATAAACCGTCATTTAATTTAGCTTTATCAAATGTTGGTTGTAATGAACCAATTAATCTCTGTCTTGTTGTGAATGTGTTTGGTTCGAAGACGTAGTATTTTAATAACTGTTTAGTTTCTTTTTCTAAAGTTAAGAACAATCTACGAACGTTAATTCTATCGAATGCGGAAGGTTTGCGATATAAAGTCTTTTGACCGAATATAGCATATCCATCATTTCCAAAGAATGAAATTGGGTTTATGTTTATTTTATATAATAAATCTGATTGTTTTTGATTTGGTGTTATACCTAAATCTATAACATTTAATAGATTTCCTCTATTTAAACCAGCAGGAGCGGCCCATGGGAAAGCAACTTGTGAAGTTGTTGCAAATACACCAGCGGCAAATGCTGAAGATGGAACCCAAACGAATTGATCTGAAAAATCATCAGCAACTCTCAACCAGTTTCCATATACGCATGAATAGCTGGATTGGAAAGCAGCAAATTGATTTTTCATTGGCCAATAAACATCATTAGAGAATACATAATTTTTTCTAGCTGTTGTTTTATAATTTTTTCCAGAAACAAAAATGTATCTTAATGGGTCTGCTATGAAAACGTGATCTTTTCTATCAGAAACAAAAGTTAAGAATTTATTAGCAAGAGCTTGGTAGTCGGCGTTTATACCTGTTACGATAGCTCCAGAGGTATCTTTTAATTCTGATATATCAACAGAATAATTTTCATCGAAAATATATTCAGATAATCCATCAGCTAATTTTCTAGCTTTTGCACCAGCCCAAATAGTTCCTAATCCACATTCGGCTACTACATCGATATTTAATGTTTCGTCGTTTTGAATTGTATTTAATACTCTTTGTAATTTTGATGGAACGTTTCCTAAATCAGTATTTTCAAAATCATTTTCGGAAACATATACACCAACTGGATATGCAGCTTTGGCTTTATCAGAAACTCTAACTTTTTTAGCTGGTTGTCCATTATCAGAAACCCATTTTCCATAAGTTGAAATATATGGATTTGTTACAACTTTAATGTTATTAGATCTTTTTTCTACTACGTTATCTAAGAAGAATGTATTTGGAGTTCCAAAAGTAGGATTGTTTTGTGTTCTCTTTGAATATAAAGAACCGGAATATCCTTCAGCTACTCTATAATCAAGTACAACGGTATCTCTATTGTAGATAGATGTGTTTAATTTAAAGAGAACTAAAATTAAGCTATCATCAAATGATGATGTGGCAAAGTCATAGCCAGTAGGATATGCCTCCAATGATTCGGATATACAATCTCCAGCGAATCCAGTATACTCTTGAGTTAATTTAAAATTCAATCTTGATTCTGGAATTTTAGCAAATGGCTGAATTCCAATAGAACCACCAATTGAAGATAAAGTTTGAGTGGTATTTATCGCAGTTATAGAATCATAATCTGTAGCTGGGTTTACGTTTCTATTGTCTGCTATGCCAACATAGTAACCTTCAAAAAGATTGTTTATGCTTGTTTTTGAATCGTTTAAAACGATTAAGCCAGCTTTACCTAATGAAGAAAATGAAGATAAAGTATTTGAATTTGTAGATATTAAATTCTGCCAATCAATACTATTTGATGCAATTTGATTATATTGATCATCAGTTAATAATATAGAAATTGGAGGAAGAAGTAAATAGCTGTTAGCGTCGGTTAAACTCGTAACAGGATTTATTACTGTTGAGGTATTAATGTTTTCATTATATGTACTTACAGAAATAACATAATTTGTTACTACTTGTTGAGTAGCAGTAGTTTTAACAGTTAATGTTCTCCACCATTCTACACCATCATTTAATACTTCAGTAGCAACCCATTGGTTTTGAGTTACTGGGAATATATCAGATGCATACAAATTAAATAAAGAAGTTAATTGCGGATAACTTGAAAATGGAGCAGATGCGGTTAACGCAAATGTATTTGAAACTACATCATCTACAGTTGCACCAGCTACTCTCAATGTACTAAGAGTTGGATATACTACTTGATCAACAAAGGTATCAACAATTGGATTTGTTGATTTATATTTTGGTAAATTTTGAGCGGCAGTAGTTGTAGCATATAAAGAATATGGAGAACCTAATGCAGCTAGATTTGATAATAACTCAGACTCGTTTACGCCATCTACAGTAATGATGTTATTTAATGGATAAGATCTAGTTTCAATTATTTCTTCAAAAACACCAGAAATTCCATATACTAATGCACTATATGAATTAGTATATCCTTCTCCCATTCCAGAACCATATGGTAATCTAGAAACGAGTAAGTTTGCTGGAGAAGTATTTAAAATTTGCTTTGCAGAATGATACAAATATCTTTCAGCGGCATTTGTTGGTGTTCCATAAATTTGTTCAAATTCACTGATATCAGTAACATTAACTAATGTTTCAGTTGGACCTTGAGGGGCAAAGCCTGATATTAAAACGTCAGTAGCTCCAATTGGTCTTGTTATAATAGATAAGTCCTGTTCAGTTATTTGTACTCCGGGTGATGCTATTGTTCTTGATGCCATAATGTATATCAATATTTACCTTTAAAAAATATCATTTTTACAATTTGTTTTAAATTAAACTAAATATAAATATACAATGTATGAACACTAATAAATTTGATCTACTCGTTTCCTCGCTACTGGAAGAAGCTAAATGCACAGGACCAACCAAAAAAGCTACATCAACAGCAAAAGGTAAAAAATGGATGAAATGCGTTAAAAACCCAAGTGGTGGAGGATACAAGAGAGTTCATTGGGGTCAAAAGGGAGTTAGAGTGACTGGAAAATCCGGTAATACTAAAAGAAAAAAATCATTTAGAGCTAGACATAAATGTTCATCGGCAAAACCCGGAACCGCAAAATATCAAGCTTGCAAAGATTGGTAATTTCTGGTAAGTTATTTTTACAATGAAAAAATTCGATACTGTAATAGAAAACTACATTTCAGAACAAATTGGATCATCTACATCTTCTGCTGTAAATATAAACCCAAATGTTTTTAAAACATTAAATGTAGCGCCAAACGCAGATCTTAAAAAGGTCGCAGACGTTTTGACAAAACTATTACCACAATTCAATAAAGATGTAAATCCTGTGGATTTAAAATCTCCAGATAGTTTCGATAATTTTATTTTAAATCTTAAAAAGAGTCCTACAAATTTAGAAATATTTAAACAGGAACTAAATAAAAATGGAATGGATCTAAAAGATTTAGAATTACAAAACACCCAAAATAATCAAGAACCAGAAGCTGAAAAAAATATAGCACAACAACAACAAGCATCTCCTAAACCTAATACTCCAACATCCCCAACATCATATACTTCACAGGGACCAAAGGCTTAATATTTTTTACATTTAAAAAATTTAATGAAAAACAAAAAAAATCGTAGGAAAGATAGTTCGCAAGAGCTATCGATTAACTCAAACGAAATTGAAAAAGATAATTCACCATATGTCTTTCAAAGTGAAAAAATAAATTTCGAGTTATCTATTAAAGAATTACCTTGGACAGAAAAACAAAAAGAGATAATTTCAAATTTTTTAGATAAAAAAACAAAAGTTTTATTATTAAAGGGACCAGCTGGTACGTCAAAAACTATTTTATCGATGTATTGTGGTTTAACTCTTTTAAACAAGAGAAGAGTTTCAGATTTAGTCTTGGTAAGATCTGCTGTAGAATCATCCGATTCAAAATTAGGATTTTTGCCGGGCGATATCATGGAGAAGTTTAATGTGTATTTGACACCATTTCATGATAAATTTTCTGAGCTTTTAAGTAAACCCAATATAGATAGATTACAAAAAGATAATAGACTTACAATTTGTCCGATAAATTTTGCAAGAGGATTACATTTTTCTGCAAAGTTTGTTTGTGCGGATGAAGTTCAAAATTTTTCTACCAAAGAATTACAAACAATTATGAGTAGAATTGGTGAATTTTCAAAAGTATTTTTATGTGGTGATCCAGAACAAAGCGATTTACCACAAGGAAAATCAGGATTCAGTAAAGTGTATGACTTATTTAATAATGAAGAATCTAGAGAAAACGGAATCATTTGTATGGAATTAACAGAAGCTGATATCGTAAGATCAGAACTTTGTAGGTTTATAACACATAAATTCAAAGAATTAAATGTTCCAAAAATAGAAGAATTTAAAAAAGATTCTTGGAAACCGGGGGATCACAAATAAGTAATTATATTATGAACAACACACCACAATATCAAACCGTGGAAAATAAACCGATTGGTTGTACTTTTTGCGGTGCTTTCATTCAAGGTAAAGTGACACCAAGAACGAATCCGCAAACAAAACAAGTAGTAAATGAATGCAGATGGGTTTGCTCTAGATGTGGAAACCTCACAAAAGTAGGCGTAGTAAAATGAACTTTAATAAGTTAGTAAACGAAATATACGATACTAACGTTAATAAATCATATCCAGCTTCTAGTTCTGCACCTAGAAAAGATTTTGCTCCTGTATCATCAAGAGACGGATACCACTATCCATATCAAAATCAAGGCGCTCAAAACATAGAACAAGAACATCCTAATAATCCAATATCATATCCATATCCATTACAAACGGTAAGTGATGACTTATCTCAAAGTTTTGTTTTTTTGCTTAATGGAACTACAAAAATAGTAGAAGCACAAAAAAATAAATCTTTAGACGTAAACCAAAAAAACGATTTAAATAAGTTAAAAAAATATTGTTTAAAACTTCTAGAAGGTATTAAAAAAGTTGCATTTAAAGTAGATGAAATTTCCGACTTAGGAGTAGAAAAAACTCCAGAAATAAAGATTAATGCATCACAAAGCAATAATCCTAATAGCTTAAAACAGCAAGAAGTTTCAATTAAATTACCAACTAAATAATATTGACAATATAATATTTGTATAATATTATTTTTGTAATGAAAGAAAAATTTAAGAAAATATTCAAATCTACGCTAGTCGTAATAGTTATATCAACAGTTATAGGATTAGCTATAAAAAATATAGGTGGGGATTTTACAACAACATTTTTATTGGCTTTTTCTTGTCAATATATACTATTTTCATTTGTTGGTAATGTATTAAACTCATATTTAATACAACAAAGCATTCAAAAACAGTTAGATAATCTAGAACCACTATCTACAATTTTACAATGCTCTTATTGCAACCAACAGAACGTAATGACTTTTGTTCCAGATGAATCTGAAACTTTTCAATTTACGTGTTTAAAATGTGATAAAAGAAATTCTGTTAAAATACAATTCGTTGTCGCTAGACAAACTGAAATATTAAATTTACCGGTTACATCAACCGGAGTATCAATAAGAGATAAAGAATTATTAGATAAGGAATTATTAAATGAACAATAAAAATAAAAAGAGTAAATGGTCGGCTATACATGAAGAATCAATCGTGTGGGCTAGATGGATAGCATTATACGAAGCGGTAAATATGATAGCGGAAACCGCAGAAAAAAAGAAAGTATCTTTTAAATCTAAACTTAAACCAATAGCTATAAACAAAAATATAGAATCAACTCAGGATATATAT